TACTTTACGTGATTTCTTAACGCTCGAATTATCTTATCATTTGCATTAGAATTGGCTTGCTTTTGACCAACAATCATTTTAGCTTTACCAGTTCTAGTTCTACCTATTATTTCAGAATCAGTCCCTTCAAATCGATCAATCAATCCAGGACGACGACTCTTTGCATGTAGTACCGAAGATTTAAATTGTGACGTTGGGTTAGCTGACGCTAACATGGTTAGCATTTTTTGGTCATCATCTATAGCAGATGAAAATCCTCCAAACCCGCCTCCTCCACTTCCATCTCCACCTGCTCCTTCTTGATCGGCTTGAAACTTGGCTTTAATTGCCGCAAGTTCTTTAAGATAATCTGCTACCGTTGCTCTAGAGGCTAAATCATCTTCACGCTGAAATAACAAATCTTCAATATTAAATCCTCCTGCTGCGGCAATCACTCTTAACGGAACAGGAACACCCGCCTGAGTTAAACGATCTAGAATATCAAAATAAGCACTATCTCCTTCTGGCTTAAGCTGCTTAGCCCAATGAACAGTCGGAACTAATAAAGATGATCCATCTTGAAGAATTGCCAGAGTATCTTCAACATCCTCCTTGATCAAAGACTCTCGAATTTTTATATCTCTGCTTTCAGTTACAGTGAAGCCGTTAATCAAAGATATCAAAGGAAACACTTTGTTGTAGAAAAACTTTCTGGTTAGCATGTCTCGATAAGAACGCAGGTTATCTACAAAAAGAGATAAACTGTTTTCCATAGTATTTAAAGTTGCTTCACCAGACAACAAGCTCTCATTGATACCTAGAGCTTTATACTTCATAGCATAGGTAGCATCGTTAATATCAAAGATCTTCCAAAAACCTTCCGCACTTCGCACTTCATCCACAGATACGCCTAACCTAGTTGCAACAATAGCACCTAACGGATCGGCATCTGCATTCATAAATAACTCTGTGATATAGTCCATGTCATCAGGAGTCGGTTCCCAAGAATCTCCATCTCCTAAAGTCAAGTGCATAATACCCCGTTGACGTCTAGAACTTTCGATCAATGTTCCTCGATACAGGTTCTTTTCTATGAGGTATATTGGCAGTATTCTCTTAAAGTATGAAGTACCCTCAGAATAAGAGAAAGTACGTCTAGGTAAATACACCGTACTTAAAGGATCAAGTTCAAGTTTTCCGGTCATTATTTTGGAAATAATGTCATGGCCGAATTTCTTCTTGATAGAATCAATGCGAGGAGATTTTTTAGACAAAACTTCCTTTATACTTTCAGGAAATTTTATCTCTATAATAGGATCTTGAGAATAGAAAGGCAGGCTAGTTATTTCTGCTGTTTCAATAGGATGAGGCATTATATCAGAAAAAGTACGACTGTTTCTGTCGTACAACAAAGATCCAATAAAAGTGCCTAGTACTAGATAATCAATACTTAACTCCGGCATAAGAGTTTTAAGGTTTAGACGCTCAAGAGTTTTAGTAAAGGTCTTCAATACTTTCTTGTTCTGAACATTGCCTATAGAGAACTCACTAAAAGGCAAACTTGAGATCATGTCAGCACTAGACCCAGCAATAGGATCAAAGTAGTACATATCTCTATATAACGCACTAAGTACCTTATCCTGATTAAACGTGAAATGGTTATGCCCAATACCATCTAACAAAGGACAAAGATCAACATTGATGGGCAGTACGCTCATCGCTGTATTGGTTAAAAATGTAGGAAAAGTACCTGGAGAGGAAGATTCAGATACAAATGCATCTGAATCTTGCTTGTCTGGATTGCTTTTATGCTGCACTTTAACGCTATCAGTCCCCAGGTTTGAGGATACTATACTTTTAGCGACATTTGAAGAAGTAGAGGAAAAGTCTTTTCTTTTAAGTCTTATCACTGTTAGTCTCTCCTGCGGTACTTAAAATCACCTAGTTTAATACTGCAAACTAGGATTTAATCTTTCAACGGATGAGTAACACGGCAAGAGATACAGAAGTACACTTGTTCATCAGAAGCCGAAGTAGAAATTCCGGCTTTGACATCAGCACTAGAAATAGTAGCAGTAATCATAGGATTTTTACATTTAGGGCAGACCGATGGGTTATCATTAACCATTGCTCTACTTTCTGATGTAAAAGTAGTGTTAGTGTTATCGTTGCCGGAACTTTTACCTAGAAACTTAAGATTTAAAGGGTTAGCAATAGACGTTCCAGTCGCCATCTTTGAATAAGCTAAATTTGACATTATAAGAATCCTCTTAGAAAGTACCATCAGATTATGGTGTGAGTAGTGCGGATAAAGCTTAGCTATTTACGAGATGCTGAGCTTCCTACTGATATACTCAGGTTTCTAGCTCTTAAACCATAGTAAGCTTTATCTGCCAAGTTTGGTTGCTTAATCATCTTGCCCATTCGCATTGTTCCAATACTGCGATTAGCATCTTCAGATGATTCTGATTTTCTTGAGAATAGCTCATTGTTATCCTGGTTCGTTAGAACATATACTGCTAACGCCAGAGATCTAAAAATATCATCGTTAAGGTCTCCATCTCCCTTGACAACATTATTGCCAGTATCTCTAACTGTCACCATTTGCAGAACCAGATGATCTGCTGGTCTAGTTAAGAATTTACCTGGGTAATCAGTAGGACCTACATTGATGATATCACTAAAGGTCATAGAAGGCTTAGGAATACTTAGTAGACTCTGTTCCAATAGAGTTTTGATTACAAAGAAATCCCTGTACTTTAAAGAATACTGCTTGGTTAAGATTCCATATTCTTGTTCCACGTCTGATAGAAGTTTCAAGCTATTCCATCGATCTGCGGTAACATAGACTACGTTCTGCGCCTCGATAATTGGTGCTATTAAATTTTCAAAAATGCGGGTATGGTTTAGCGGACATCCAGGTAAGGGCAAAACTTCTGCCGCTATATCAACAACAATCTCATCTCCTTCTTTGTGTGCTGCAACCATCGCAAAGGCATTCTTAGAGTTATGAACCAGTAGTCCATTGGCTATGAAAGCTGGACACCTTGGGTTTTCCATCGATAAGTCGTAAGTTTTTTCTTCTCCGTTATAAGAGATAGAAGTCACTGGACTGTAGTTATATCTAAGCTTAAATAGTTGAACTAGCTTTTGGTAGTCGTATGGAGCTAGTTTACTTAGATCGTTTAAGACGGAGTCATACTTTCCGGCATCGTAGTTTGCATATAAAAATGTATCAGTACATATTTGACGAGCATTGTTCCTATGCCCTTTAGGAACAAGTTTCTCTATAAGGTCTATCCAATGTTTTGAAGGAAACCCATAGGATATTGTAGTACCAAATCCCTTAGCGATAAATTCATCTTTAAGCATAAAGCTTAAAAAAGGTCTTATCTTTCTGTAAAGGCTTATAGCATCCTTAATAGATGATGTTGTAACAAAGATGTCTTTTTTATAGGTATGTACTCCATGAGTTCCTAAAAGAAACTGCATTTGTTCTAACAGTATATCTGATTTTGATGAAACAGCTATATGTTTATGTACTTCATTTATAGAGCCGTCTCCTTCTATATAAGCAGCAAGAAAAGCAAGTTGACTGTCTGTATCCGCTTGTAGAATACACCAAGGAACTTCTTTATAGTAACTGGACTTTATGCCATGTTCATCCGAGCTTTTTACTCCTAACTCGTTAAGCATACAGTAGATAGCCTTAGATGAAAATCTAAGGTCATAAACATTTTTAGTTCTGTATATTTTTCTTCCGTGAATATAATCAGTACTCCCACTTCTAGACTTAAGGATAAATCTACCTTTAACTCCAAAGACGTTAAACAAGCAAATCTGTAGTCTTCTTAAATATTTCTTGTTGGAATTGGTTATGGCTCCAGTATAAGATGGTTGTTTTCCAGTACTGTCTGTTTGCTTTCCATACCAACCTTCACTGATTAAAGCTCCAATAAGAAAAGCCAAGTCCGTAGTCATGATTGTTGGAACTTGCACAGAAGGAATAGAAGCAGAACTTTCTGCTAAACTTTCATAGATTCCACTAGAGATAGCTTTTTCTCTAGCTTCTGCCGCTAAGTCAAAAGAATAGAAAGTTCCTAGATGGTGTTTTTTACCATCACGTCTAACAATTACCAACCAAGATCCTGTAGGTATTTTGTTCTTTTTTCTTCTATAGACTCCCGGCACTTCAACAGCTCTATCATTGAGCCAAGGTTCGGGCATAGTCAGGTTTAACTCAAGAGGAATAGACCTTGTAATTGGAGTCGATGGAATACACATCAAATCTCCCATATTCAGGTCTTTGATTTTAACCCAAACTAGCCTTCCTGATCTAAGGACAGCAACTTTATGGTCTATAGTAGCCGATATACAGTGTCCGCTTAAAGTGGTCACTTTGTAGGTAGGCTTTATCCCACTATAAATCCAATACTTTGCGATAGATGCTCCGTTTAAACTTCCTACTTTCAAGTCTAGAGGAATAAGATGATTATTTGTAGGATTTACTCCTAGTAAATCTTCCAATTTTATCAGACCTAATTCTGTAGGTATGTAGTTGCTGCCAGAAACACAAAAACCGGCATCTAAAGCCAGAACGCTAGGGTAGAGAGTTTTTCTTACCCAAGATACATCAGCGTATCTATAACTAGACCCATCTTTTCTTTTTCCGTTAGCATATAACAGTCTGATTCCATTATTTTTTTGGGAAAAAGCATTCTCAACTGTCCCATGTGCTTGAATCATGGCTTGTGAGCTAACCGGAGGTATACTGCCATAGTCACGCCAAGCTGTTACTGGATCTTTAGAAAATTCCTCTTCTAAGTCATCCATTGTGATTGTTGGATTCATCTCCCACGTAGCTAGTTTCATGCCAAAGATCTTCTTTGATGTCAAAGAACTCTTATAAAGCTGCATGATTTTATCATACTGAGAGAAAGGACTGGATACATTGAAGAAGTATCCAGTGGGAACATTATTGAATCCTTGCCTAACTAGTCGAGATGCTGCTGATCTAATAGTCAACAACGATCTTTCCAGAGAAATATGAATTTCTGTGGCGTTAGTTCTAACGCGCTGTTGTTCAGCGGTATGGTCGAACAATCCAATTTCGTCCAAAGAGCTTAGTATTCTGGTACGACCGCGTAAAACTTTACTGTGTGGTGCTGATGCATAACAAAGAAAAGCACGATTCTTATAGTAGACGAATGTATCTCTTAGCTTGTAGAATTCTTCCCCATACTTGTTAGCGTAAAAATTTAGAAGTTCATGGTACTGATTGAACCAAGGAGATGTCAATAAATACTTGTAGTAAGGTTCCCATAGAGTATCTTTGGCCTGAGCATACGTCAAGGCTACAAAGGTTCCATGTAAAATAGAGTTTGGAAGTAAATCGTAGAC